GGCTCGACCACACGGTCACACAGCAGAGTCTTTGCCTTGACCCGATAGGTCGCCTTCCTGCCGGCGGCGCGAGCCTGGGCAATTAGCTTGACCATTAGGTCTCGTGAAACTTCCCGTGCGCGTAGCACATCCGGGGGAACGCGCTTGCGTCCTGAACCCTGATCGGTGAGCTGCGAAATCTCCATGGCAAGGGCGCGCATCCAGGTAGGATCAGACGCCGATGACTCGGTGTTCTGCTCCTCACGAGCTTGCTGGAGGACTTCGGCGACGGCTTTCGCCACCGCCGATTTGAAGTCGTCCCGCTCGGTGATCGACCGCGCGGTAATAAACTTGCGCGGCCGGCCACGATGCTTCGCCTCAGAGGCTATCTCTTCCGTTGTGACGGCGGTCTCAACAGGTTCGTCAGTCATTTATGCCACCGAGTAGTTGTGGGCCGCGTACTTGTTGAACTGATCGTCGCGAACCGTGGTGACGAGCGCCGAGGCGATATAGCCGCCGGTAAAGGTCCCAGACGGCGTAAACAGCAACCGCAGGAAGCGCGGGCGCAGATTGGCCGGGAACGGAGGCAGCCACGGAACTCGGAAGATGACGGTATTTGCCGTCAGGTTGGCCGCAGCAATAGTGCCGCTTTCGGCAAACGTATTCCAAGTGCCCGGCTGATACGTCGGCGTTCCAGAGTCGATTGCTCCCTGGAGGGCAACGTTGAGGTTCGTTCCGCCGGTAAGCGCTACTCCGACCGTTACATTGAGCTCCGGCCGCGGGCCACCGACACCCATGGCATCTGGGGCGCCGAATACCGTCGGGGTGCCCCAGATGTTCGTTGGGGCAACGCCGACACCGAGACCGAGAAGGTCGATGACATTGGTAGAGGGGACGGCGACGCCTGCAATCGCAAGGTTACCGCCGATCGGCACGAAGCTTAGTTGTGAGTCGAGGATCATGTTCTAGTTCCTTTCTATGGGCGGTTCCCTATCAGGTGACCCGTTGCTCGGTGATGAGTAGTTGGTCGGAAATCTTGATGGGGATTCCGTTGATGCCGTCGACTGGCAGACCGGCATAGTCCTCAATGCGCAGCAGCACGTTTCTGTCGCGCATAGCCTGCACGTCCATCCAGTGACGGCCCGTGCGGTTGGTGTAGAGGATCGGCCTGATGCCTGGAGCCGGTTCGTCCTTCGCATCCGTGTGAGTGATACCCGAGGTGCCCTTGGAGAGATGTGGGGGCAGCAACAGGAGTTCACGGATGGTTGCGAAGATGTCGAGCGCGTTCGGGCCAGCGAGACCGGCCGTGGTCACATCGACGTTGCAGATACGGGCGCCATAGCGCCAATCCTGCGGGCAAAGACCGATCATCTGCCGGAACCAGGAGGTATAGGCTTCAAAGCGGTTGCCGAGGCTGTCAAAACCAGGAACCGTGTCGCCCTTGTCTTCCATGGCAAGGCCAGCCTTGGTGCCACGCGGGTAGAGACCGAAGATGGTGCGCGTGCCCCAGCAAATCAGCCAGATCGATAGGTTGTTACCGCCCGTGCCACCGCCATCAAGGACGTTGGCCGCGTTCTGCGCCGTAGTGGTCGATACGGTGTTATAGAAGCTGGAAAAGCCCATGAACTCCGCCGGGGTGACGGCCGTATTGCCGTACCATGTCGTTTGTTCGATGGTCTGCCCCATACCTTCAAGAAAGGCTACATCCTCGCCTTCGCGGAATTGATCGATGTCGCCCGACATTTCGGCGAGCAAACGATCGACTTGGCTGTAGTCCTCAAGGGTGCCCAAGCCGACGCGGGATTTCGCGGTCGTGCTCTTTGAGTAGGGGACGCCCATGTTTATCTGCCGCCATGCGCCGGCCGGGATGGAAGTACGGAACACAAATTCGTGTCCGCCCATCTCCGAGCTTTCGATGAAAGGCATATCCTCGGGGAGAGCTATCGCTTGTGACAGCATCTCGGCGATGAGGTGTTGCTTACCTGCACCGTCCATACGGGAGGTGAGGTCCGCTAGGGTGGGCCATTGTCCGGTCGCCATAGGCTATCTCCTTTTCTTAGGGGCTATCATCACGATCGCCCCTCTGTCGTGGATCGAGGATGATCGTAAATGTCACGCAACCGGTTGGCTGGCCTGCGGCCATTTCCAGGTGCCGGTCGCGGATTGGGTGGAGGCAGCGTCGGTTCGTCATAGAACCGTGCCGCCTGATGCAAGAGCTTAAGAAATGCCGGATGGTCGCCGGCACCCGTAACACGCAGAAATTCTTCGAACCGCGGGCGGTCCTTTTCCGGGACAAATAGGTCACGCATCCTGGCAATAGCGCCCATGGCCGTCTGGTGGCCGGAGCCGCCGAGTTCCGGGTCGGAGAGGATTTCCTTGGCCCAGCCTTGGCGAGTCTCGCGGAAAATCCGCTGTTGTTCGTTGGCCAGGTGCAGCGCGAAAGCCTGCATCTGCTTTTCGTGCAAGTTAATGAGGCCCTGCGCGCCTTTGCTCGGGTCGGCGCGGAAATCATCGAAAGCCTTGTGGACGTCGCCCTTAAGGCTGTCGTCCATCTTGATCGTCTCAGGCAGCGTGTATTCGTAATTGACCGGAGCCGGTGCCGCCGTAGTTGGGGCCGGCGTCGCAGGTTGGGCTTCCGCAGGTTTTGCCGCCTCTGTTGGCTTTTCTGTTGCTGGTGCGGGTTTTGCTGCGGTGGCTTTGGCTGCCTCGGCGTCGGCTTTCTCTTTATCAAACTTCTCTAAAATGGTTGGAACCGACGCTGCTGGTTCCGCCGCCGCGGGCAACGTCGGCTCCGCCGGCTTGTCCGCCGCTACGGCCGGCGCGGGAGCCGGGGATGTGGCAACGGCTGGGGCCGGTTCCGCTGCCGGCGGTTGAGCAGCAGAAGGAGGAGATGCCGTAACGGGCGCCGCCGCGGGAACAGGCTGGGTAGCCGGTGTCGGCGGCGTTTCAGGCGTGGGGGACGGGCTGGTTACGGCATCAACCATTATTTTTCTCGTTTAACCTGCGGCATTTTGGGGCGCGTAAAGCGCGGATCATGTTCGTCTTGCATCAGGAAGACACCTTCCCGTGCGAGGGCCTGCCATGACTGGAAGAGCCTGAGGCCGAGCGAGCGAGCCCCCATGTGGAACCAGCTTGCCTCGGGCTGTGGAAAACCGTTCGGCCCGACGCCGAACGTATCGTTGAACGTACCCGCTTGGCTGAGGATTCCCCACATTTCCGCCCTGCCAATGGGGTCGGCGAAAACGGCCTGCCAAAACTTCTGAACCTCACGATGGCGCAGAGCAGCTTTGGTAAGTCTTTTGCGATGCACAATAGGATCGGCAGCATCAACCGGACCTTCACCCACGTCGGGGTGTGGTTCTTCGGAAAGGCCAGGATTTTGCCCATCATCTGCATCTGTCATCGCGGCAGCAAAATGCCGCCCGTGGAGCGTTCATAGCCAACCGGCCTAGTATCTCGGTGCGGCGGTTCACCGGGAACAGGCAGGATGGCACCAATGCGGTTGGTACGTTTATTCTGGAAATCGTCGGCCTTGACATAGGCGGCGCGTAGATTCTCGGCGAGCTTCAGGAAAAGAGGATGTATTTGTCCTGTTGATATCTTTAGCCGGGTTCCATCAGTTTGTTTGATTCCACGCAGCCAATCTCCGGCGCGCTTATGGACTTCGGCCATATACAGGCCGATGCGCAGCCAGCGGGCGTCACCGCGCCAAAAGGCGGCTTGACGGCAGGCACCCTCGATCAAGCGCAACTCATCACGCAATCTGCGATAAATCGGCCCTTTTCTTGGAGAAACGGCGAGCTTGTCACAATTTTGCGCGGCGAGGCGCAAATTGGATTTTAAGCAATCAAAAATTTCCACTTCGGTGAGGGCACCCATTGGCTTCGATTTTTATGGGCGTCACTTTCCACAAGCAATAGATGCTTTGCATTTTTGGACCACCATAGATATTATAAGGAAAGGAAAGGAAAAACTTTATTTTATGCGACCGGAAGAGACTTGGCTGACCCGCAGGTCAGCAGCAATTTATCTGACACGGATTGGATGTCCGGTGTCGAAACAGGTCCTCGACAAGATGGCCATACACAATAATAGCGGCAACGGACCGCCGTTCGTCCGCAGTTCGTGGAAAACCGTCAGATACCTGCAATCTGACCTGGATAGCTGGGCACAAACCAGAATGGTGAGAGTCGAGTAGTTATTTCTTCTTAACGCCCGTCTTTTCCTCGAGCTTGATGACGCGATTAAGCAGGTCGTTCTTGACGAACGTCTGCTTCATGTCGGCGAGGATCTGGTCGACTATCGCGAGCTGACGGCGGATCTTGCGTATCTCGTGATGGACAGATGTGATGTCGGCCATTTGTTTTCCCTTTAATCGATGGAGTCTTCGTTCCTGGCCCTGAAGTAACGGCGCAGATCATCCCGTAATCTGATCTTGTTTCCGCTCAATTTCCACATACGCTGCCAGTCCGGGGTGATATCCAGCACCGGATCGAACTTGTTCTCGGTCAGGATCTTCCAGCGGTCCCAATAGCCGCGTTTGCCCTTATGGCCGTGATAATGGTGGATAATGGTGCCCGGCACGGCACCGATATTTCTTT